ATGATAGACATAACAAATGAATTTATAAGGAAACCTAAGGCATATGTACATATGTACAAATATTCCTGTCAAACAAAGACACCAAAAAAAGAGTGGCGTATAGTTGTTTGGACGGGAGGAGAGATGTTTACTTTTATAAACCAGTATTACATCTACCCCGGCAATTCTCAAGAGATATTGGTCGGTAACGAATTAGTAACCAATAAAGTAAAACAGCTCAAAAAAGAATTGGAAAATATGTTTGCGGAAAATTACGACAAAGCTTTGGCTTTCTGCAGGAAAATCAAAGCCAAAAATAAAAGGAAAAGAAAAAAGAAAGTAGTTTTTATAAAAAATTAAAAATAATTAAATAAAATGGAAATTCAATATCTATTAAAAACAAATGTTGACTTTTTTGAGCAAGGGCATTATTACCAAGTAGAGGGAGTAAGGGTTAAATACACCCTTACGGAAGTGTTAAAGAAATTAGGACTTGCTCCTAATTATGAAACAATACCTGCTCAGGTATTGGAAAACGCCAAACAACGTGGGACATTGCTACACGAAAGATTAGAGCAATTAGATAATACCGGCGCCCTTGAAATAGAGGACAACGACCCATATTTGTCTTTGATAGAGGACTATATAAATAAGGGGCAAGACGTCATTATTAGTGAGTTGGCTGTTTCTTATGATACTCTACTTGCTACAAAGATAGATAAAATCATTGAGGAGGACGGACAAATAATTGTAGCCGACGTAAAAACGACTGCTTCAATGAATCTCGATTATGTTACGTATCAGTGTAGCCTGGGGGCGTTGATGTTGCAAAGAACCACCGGTATTAAAGCAACAAAAGGACGTCTTATTTGGTTGGATAGAAACAGCAATAAGTGCAAGTTGATTAACTTTAACTTAATAGACTTTACAAAGTTAGAAGAGTTGATTAAAGCAATAGAAGAGGGTAATTTTGATTATCTTAAAAGTCAAAGTCTTATATCTCTTCCCGTGGAAATAAGCAATTCCGCAGTAATAGTAAGGAGTCAATTATCGATAATAAAGGAGGCGGAGGCAAAAATAAAGGAATTGAAAGAGCAAATCGCTTCCTATATGGTAGAGAATGGTATTGATAAGATGAAAGATATAACCGGGGAGGTTACTTTTACAATGGTTGCGGAAAGTACCCGCAGAACCTTTGATACCAAAAAGGCTTTGGCAGAAAACCCGGAATTAGAGAAATATTACAAGGAAAGTGTTACTAAATCTTATTTGAAAATAACATAAAAAGACCCGGCGGTGGCAAAGTTTTAGGGTATCTTAAAAAACCCGTAGTTCTTAGGGATGATTCAATTATCAGGTTTCTCAAAGAAGTTATTATTCAATAGTTTAGTTATATGATTAAACACGCTATATATTGGGATTAATTTTAATAGATAGGTTTAATAAAAAAAAGAATAAGAAAATGGAAACACAAGTAACAGAAATCAAGCAAGGCACGGGTATAAGTGTTATAAACACTTTTGACACGATGCAGAGAATGGCAAAATTATTTGCAAATAGCTCAATAGTACCGGAGGCGTTTAGAGGCAATACACCGACGGCAGTAGCAAATTGCTTTATTGCGGTAGATATGGCAATGCGTTTGAATGCAGACCCATTTATGGTAATGCAAAACCTTTACATTGTTAAAGGCAAGCCTGCGTTTAGTAGCAGTTTCCTAATTGCTACGGTAAATAGTTGCGGGAGGTTTGAACCTTTGAAATTCTCAAAGATAGAGGCAAGAAATCAAATAATGTATAACGGCAAGGAAATACCTAACCTTTCGTGCTTTGCTTATACAAGAGAAAAAGGAAGCGAGGATGTATTGACCGGCGCCATTATAGATTTGCAGATGGCAATAAGCGAGGGTTGGGTTCAAAAGTCTGGTAGCAAATGGCAAACGATGCCCGAGCAAATGCTAAGATATCGTGCCGCAGCTTTTTGGGTAAGAACATATTGCCCGGAGGTAGCGATGGGCTTGTACTCCGATGATGAGGTTAAAGACTTTACGGACTACCAGGACGTAGAGGTTAAAGAAACCTCAAACCCCCAAAAGGAGGGAAAGAAAATAATTCTTTCCAAACCTAACAAAGAACCGAACCCGGTAACAGAACAGGAACCGTCATCAATGGATGGGGAACAAACTGCGCCGGCTGTTGCAGAACTAACAACACAGGAACCACAGAAAAAACAGAAAAAACAGATGGATGGGGAACAAACTGCGCCGGCTGTTGCAGAACTAACAACACAGGAACCACAGAAAAAACAGAAAAAACAGGCGGGCAGACCAATAAAAGTGCCCATTATTTGGATGTAAACACCGAGTTTGAGAAACACGCAGAAAATAAAACAGGTTTCTTATAGACATTAGTGTGTTGTGTTTTTATTTATTGTTGGGGGGTGGGTAAAATACTAAAAATTAGACGCCCGCCCTCTTTTAAAAAACATAAACACGGATTTTATTAAAAATACATAAATATTTGGGAGGGCTTATGATGTACATAATGGGCATAATGATTCTTATAATAACAATATTTTTTATTGTTGCTATTATAGAGAACATAAACGAAAAGAGATTTCAAAGAGAACAAAAACGACACAGAAAATATGAAATTTAAAAAGAGGATAAAAGCAATACATTTATTAACAATTAAATAAAAACAAGAAAATGATATTAACGGACGAAGTATATTTTGTGACACTTGATGCGATAGACAGAATACCGAGTGCAAGAGTGAGAAAAGAATTGCACGAAGCAATTATTAGGTATACGTTATTTGCCATACCACCCGATAAAAAATTGCACAGGTGCAGTCAGATGACAATTGCGGCTTTTAGATTAATTCAACCGCTTATTATTAATGAAAATAATGAGAATTTTAAATAACAAAGAGAAATGGAAAAAAAAGAAGAATGCAGAGAATATTTTTTATTTAAGGACTGGTACTTAGGGGCGCTTAATCATATTGCTCCAACCTTAGAGGTAAGAACCGAATTAACGGAAATAATCATTGAATATGGCATAACTGGCATAGAGCCCGATTGGAAAAAATATAACTCGTTAACAAAGGTAATTTTTGAAGTCATAAAGGAAGAAATTGATAAGGACAATAAAGAATTGGACAAATTTAAACAAGAGGAGATTAATTAAAATGGATAATTTGGTAATAGTAGGTAATTTATTCCAATTATTAACAACTTAAAACATACAATATATTATGGTAAGAGAAAGTAATATTATCTACAAAACTTTTGTGGATTGCATAAACAGAATACCCGTCAAGAGAACACGTAAAGAACTCCGTGAAATGTTATTAAACTACTCCATATACGGAACTTTGAGTAATCTTAACGAAAACGGCAAAGAATGGTCGGAGTCGGCAATTTCTTATTTTATAATTATGAAACCGCAAATTGATGCAAACAATAGAAGATTTGCCGGCGCAACGAAAGGTGGAAAAGCCAAAAACACAAAACAAGAAATTGAAGCGGAATTTTTGGAAGATTACGACGAAAAATATGAAGTAACCGAAAACCTCGATTTTTTGCAAGAAAAAAGTGCCTATGGCACTCAAGATTGCGCGAAAAAAATAGTGCCTATGGCACTTTTAAATGAAAATGAAAATGAAAACGACAATTTTAAAGAAAACAAAGAAAAAGAAAGAAAGAAAGAAAAAGAAAGAAAAACCCCCTTTAATCCCCTAAAGAAAGAAAAAGAAATAAATAAAGAAAAAGAAAATAAAGAAATTTTAGAAAAAAATATCCTAAAAAAAGAAAATTTTGAAAATTTTGAAAAAAATTTTTTCGACGCGCAAAATGAAAAAAACAACCTAAACACCGAAAAAACAGATTCTCAAGAAAAAGAAAAAAGTTGCGGCAAAAAAGAAAAAGAAATTTCAGCCGATTTAAGCAACGAAAATTTTCAAAATGATAAATTACACTACTCCGATGATAATTTGCCCACAGCGGCCACAAAAACGGCAAAAAACAACGAAAACACCGAAGACAAACCCAAAAGAAAAAATTTTAAACGACCTACTCTCGTTGAAGTTTCGGAATATTGTATTGAAAGAAATAACAATGTCAGCCCGGTCGCTTTTGTAGATTTTTACGAAAGCAAAGGGTGGATGATTGGAAAAAACCCAATGAAAGATTGGAAAGCGGCAGTAAGAACTTGGGAGCAAAATAATTATAATTACAACAATAGTCAAAACGATACAAAAACAAACGATGTCACAGATTGGCGAAATCTTGGAAAGAATTTTACAACAGCGTTCCCCGATACGTTGTAAAATAGAAAACATATCACCACAGGAAATAGAACTCGGACTGCAAAAAAGCTTCCTCGAAGAAATTAAAAACAGAAATAAAACCCTACAAAACAAAGAGGAAATTAAAAACATATTACACAAAATCGCTTGTTGGCTTTTGGCAACAACGCCGGGGCTTATGATTTGCGGAAATACAGGTACGGGCAAAACAACAATAGCAAAAGCCCTTATAACCTTTTTTAACGCTTATAATCAGTTTTACAACACCGAATGTTTTAGGGCAAACGTCGAAAAGTTAAGTGGATATAGCCTTAACCAAATCGCAAAAGACGATAAAGAATTTCAACGCATCAAAGGCACTTTGAGACTTTTTATAGACGACATTGGAGTAGAAACAACAGACGTAAAAAGTTACGGAACAGCCCTAACTCCTTTTGCCGAATTGTTACACGAAAGGTACGAAAACCAAACGGTAACCATACTAACAACAAATTTAAGTATGGAGCAACTGCGCGAAAAATACGGAGAGCGAACTTTTAGCCGTCTCAATGAAATGTTTGCAAGAGTAACCCTAACGGGAAAAGATTTAAGATTAACACAAAACATTATTTAAACAACGCAAATAATGTTACCAAACCTCAAAATTATATGACACTAAAACAAACCTATAACGACACCCTTACAAACGTTAGAGACGGAAACATCACTTTTGAACAATACATAAACCTAAGAACCGCAATAACCGACTTTGCCAAAACAAATGACATCTTTATTCTGTACCAAAACGTTTTTAAAATATTACTGCCTAATCACAAAATAGACCACAAAGAAAAAGAAAATATTAACTTTGTGAACAACCTACTTAACGAACTTAACAAATGGGCAGAAAGAGAAAACAAAACCCTAACAAGTCAAACCTTACCACAAGAAGAACAAGCAGGCATTAAAACCTTTTCCGAAAACGTAGGCTGGCTCGGAATACTAATTCCTATCGCAAAAGACTTTAAAACAAACCCGGACGAAGTCCTGCAATGGAAATACAACACGATTTATTCCATTCTCTTTTACGAAAGCCAAAAAAATAAGTACGAACAAAAACTAAACAACGTTTATAAACATCTCAAATAATCAAAAAGAACAAAAACAAAACAACTTAAAAACTAAAATAAACCATGTATAACAAAAGCAATTTAATTGTATCACTGAACGCACCCATCGTGTTTGAGTTTAAAAACACAAACGCAAATAAAATAATGTTTCTTGTCAAAAACCAAAAAGGGCAAACAATAGCAACACTCACAAAGTACGTACACAAAAAATATGTTGCTTTTGATATTGCAAACATTCTTAAAACAATGTTAAACGACTTACAAAGCCCGCTCCCGCTTTTGCAAGATGTCCAACCTTTGACAGAGCGCCTACCTTTCGAGGACGGCAGAAATGCGGTCGCTTTTAAGGTCGGCTACAAAACCGATGATAACGCAGCGGCCCATAACAAAAATACTTTCTTTGCCATTAACTCGCTACCTAACAATAGAATACAAAACTATAGAACAGGTATTATTGCGGGAGAATATCTAACGCAAAGCGACCTTATCAAATATCAAGACTTCCCGCTTTGTGTTACTTATATGTCTTTTTCGCAACCAAACCGACAAACCGTAACAAAATACAGATTTGCAAATCAAATTGACTACTCCATAATAAACGTTTGTCCTCCGATAGAACTATTGCAATTGCCGACAGGTACTATTGCCGACAAACTCAACAATAACCTTATCATACAAGGAACTACCAACAAACAAAACCTACCTTATTACGAAGGTATTTTTAACATACCCATACCGGACGACGCAACGGAAAGTATTTTTGTAGGACACAACAACGGAATTAAAACCATAACAAAAACCGATTGCAAAATTAAAAACCCTTACTATTTGCGTTGGATAGGATGGCGCGGAGGATGGGAACACTTTATGTTTTTCCACAATCAAACAACTGAAATTAAAAAAGAAAACCAAGAAATTTTGCAAACTTACGAACCAAGAACCTATAACTTAAAGCAACTCGCAACACAACCAAATATAACAAAAACAATAACAATCGGCGCCGAAAACCTAACAAAAAGACAAACCGAATTACTCAAATGCTTACTCTTTGCTTCTTACGTAGAACACTACGACACAACAACAAAACAATGGCAAAGAGTTTTTATTGATAATCAAAGTCTTAAAACCTCCAACGTCAACCAACGGTACAAAATTGAACTAAACGTAAGATTATAACAAAGGTTTGTTTGCGTCCTCTAAAATGTCCGGTACCACCGGCCTACTATTGCGCGCACGCTCCGCTTTCTTTAATTGCTTCTTTGCGTCCTCCAATTCATCACGCAAAGGATTCGTTTTATCTCTCGGCGCTAAACAATCCAAAATAAACAACAAAAGATAAGGCCCCAAAAAAACAAGCGCACCCAAAAACCACGCGAATTTTTCCCATTCATCCATAATTTCACAAGTCTTTTTATTTCAAAAACGATACAAAACAACAAAAAATTATTATAATTGTAAAAAGTTTAACAACTTAAAACTTTCAACACTATGGACCAACAAGACCAAAAAACCGTATTACTCGACGTAGAAGTGGGCAAGAGTATAGACAAAGCAATTGAAAAACTCGGGGAACTTTCTACTCGTATTAAAGCCCTCAAAGAACAACAAAAAGCGTACGAAAAACAATTAAAAGACGGCAAAATTTCTCTCGGAGAATACACCACTCAAACCGCAGACATCAACGCAACCATTAAAGCCCTTTCATCCATCACACAACAATACAGCGGACTACTCAAAGACAATATAAAGCAATACGAACTGACAGACACCTCAATGAACCAACTAAGTGCACGGCTCTCTACTCTAAAAAGGGTATACCGCGACCTTAGTGCAGAACAACGAAACGACCCCCTAATCGGTGGAGAAATAAGATTGCAAGCAAAAGCACTTAACGACACCCTCAAAGAACTTGAAGCAGGCTACGGACAATTTGGCAGAAACGTGGGTAACTACAACGAAGCAGCGCAAATCGTCACAGGCTCAATGCAAACCGAATTACGAAAACTAACCGAACAATTAAGTCAGCTCGCTTTGTCCGGGCAAAAAGGAACACAGGAGTACGAACAACTCGTAAAAAAAGCGTCGCAAATACGTGATGCAATAGCAGACACAAGAAAAGATATTAACCAACGCGCAGACGACAACGCCAATATTAACGCCCTAGTCGCAGGCATACAAGTACTAACCTCGTCAATTACAATATTCCAAAGTGCTTTGGGTTTGTCTAACGACGAAGCGGAAGAGTTCGCAAAAACCGTCCAAAAAATACAATTACTAATGGGCGCTCTGCACGCACTACAGACAATTAACAACCTTACTCAAAAACAGGCAATACTCATAACCAAAACACGTAACGCCTTAAACTCTATTTTCAACACCACTCTAACAAAGCAACTCGCAACCGAAAACCTCGCAATCGCAAGCACAAAAAAGCACTCAATCGCACTCGCAGCACAAAACACGATGACAAAAGCAGCGACCATTGCAACTAACATCTGGAATAACGTACTTAAAGCAAACCCAATACTTCTAATTGTAAGCGCCATAATCACACTCCTAACCGTCGGCTACAAACTTATTAAAATGTTTTCCTCCTCCGCAAAAGCAATGCGAACAATGGAGGACGTCGAAAATAAGTGGACGGAAACAATGGAAAAAAACACTCAAACAATCGAAAAACTCGAAACAAAAAGACAAACCGCAATAGACAAAACAAACTTCGAACAAAGAAAACGCATTATTGAACTAAAACGAAACGGCGCAACGGAAAAACAAATCGCAGACGAAACTTATAAATACGAAATAAAAAAACTTAACATAACCATTCAAACTACCGAACAACTCGTCCAACAATACACTTTGCAACGTAACCAACTCATCGCACTCGCAAAGGTGCACGCACAAGCATTGTCCAAACTAGACAAAGACAGCGACAAGTATAAACAAGCAAAAGAAAAACTAACGGAATATAACAACCAAATAAAAGAACTAAACAATAACATTATCAAAGGCAACAACGCCATAACAGACGCCAAACTATCAAAACAAGAAAAACAACTCGAAAAACAACAACAAAAACAAACAAAAACCTCAACCGGCGAAAGCCCAAGAGAAAAACAATATAAAAAAGAAAAAGCACTACTTGAACAACAAATTAAACTACAAGAAAAAAACCAAGAAATAGAAAAAGCCCTCGTCAGTGACAGCATAACCGAACAAATAGACCTCGAAGACAGACACCAACAACAAAAACAACAAAACCAACTCAAAACAATTGAACTAGAGAGAAAGTATAACAAAATAACCGAAAGCCAAGCACAAAACAAATACGAACTACTCGCAAAAGAAGACGAGCTCTACCACATTAACAGACAAAAAAAACTAACCGACTACCTAAACCAAGAACTAGCAAAAACCGAAAAAACCGACCAAGAAAAACTCAACCAACTAAAACAACAAAACCAAATCGCAATAACAGAATACGAAAAAGCCCTAAAAAAACAAGCAGGTATTTCTGACCAACTTTATACACAACTTTTGGAAAAACCTACCACCCTGCCCGGATTTTCCAACGACCTGTTGCATAACTACCAAAACGAAATGGAAAACATACAAAGAAAAGTACAAGAATACTCCATCACTCTTTACAACCAAGAACTAGCAGAACAGGACAGAATAAACAAAGAAAGTCTTACAAAAAGACTTGAACAACAAATGGAAATTATTAATCAAAAGTACAATAACGACCTTATAAAATTCTCCGAAAACGAACAAAAGAAAACGGAAATCGAAATAAAGCGTTTGCAGGAAATTATTAACCTAAACAAACAAAACAACCAAGACGTAACCGAACAAGAACAAGAATTAAACCAATTGCAAGCAAAGCAAAGAAAACTAAACCTAGATAACGACTTAATCCTAAACCTAAAAAGTCAACAAGAAATCTTTAACGCAAAAAAAGAATACTACATAAAAGAAATTGAACTCGCAAAAGACAACCAAGCAAAACGTAAAGAATTGGAAAACGAACTTTTGGAACTCGAAAAACAAAACAACCTACAGCGTATTGAACTATTCAACAACTACACAACGCAAGTCTCTACCATTGCAACAAATCTTAACTCGCTTTTGTCCGCGCAGGAACAAGCAAAAACACAAGAGTACGAAACCCAAACGGAAAGAAAAAAGGAACTTTTGCAAAACCAACTTTCCGCAGGTATTATTTCTCAAACCGAATACGATAACGAAATAGCAAACTTAGACGCACAACTCGACAAGAAAAAACAAAAACTTTCAAACCAACAGGCTTTAAGAGAAAAGAAACTCAAAACTTACGAAACCATAATTAACACCGCAAGCGCTATTATGAAAGTTTGGGCAGAAATGGACCCTATCAGCGCCGCAATAACAAGCGCAATTGTTGCTACAACAGGCGCGATACAACTCGCTACCATTAACAAAACTCCTCTACCAAAAGCAGAAAAAGGAGGACTAATTAAAGGAAAAAGACACTCACAAGGTGGTACGATTATTGAAGCAGAGGACGGAGAAATGATTATTAACAGAAAAAGCACTCAAAAATACAGCGACCTCTTGCAAGCAATTAACAATAACAATATCAAACCTATTGGTATAAAACAAAATAACAACGAGATGCTACAATTGCAACAAGCAATTAAGGACCTAAAAGTTTATGTAAGTGTGGAGGACATTAACAGAGGACAAAAAAATTATGCCAAAATACAAAACAACGCCAATTTTTAAGGGTTTAAATCCTTATGCTCGCTTAAATACATATCACGTAAAGGTATGGCAAGAATATAGCAAATATCCATTAGGGTTATTTCTACTTTCCTGCCTTCTATTTCCAACAAAGGCGCCGTATATACGTAATTTTGTATATCTTTAAAAATTTCAGTGTTTGAAAAAGACAAGCACGCTTCAACGCAATAAGTCTCTACTTGTAAAGCAGTAGCAGGCTTTTTGTTATCTATATAGGAAAAGAAAACATTTCTATTTGCTCGCAAAAACTCATCACCACATATTTCTTTAAAAATCTTTTGTGATACGGGGGTAAGAACACGCGGAGAGTGTTTAACCGACAACCACAACGGAGTGTCCTTATACTTGGAGGCTAACAATAATTTAATATTCTCTATTTCGGAGGCATTCTTGTCCGTTTGTGTCTTTGTTAATTGTATTTCTTTTATAAAAACACCTATTTTGAACACAAAAACAAACCACGAACCGATTAAACCGACAACCGAAACAACAGCAACAATTAAGGAAATATTCATAAGTCTTTATCTTTAACTAAATTAAAACGAAAAAAGACAAAAAAAATTATAATCTTTAAAAACCTACCTATCTCTGCAAAAAATAATCATTATGGAAACAAATAAAAATCACATTACTTTTGCTTTAAATGATATTGTTAAACACTTTAACCTCCGCGACTTGTTAAGTGTGCAAATTATGTAACTACCTAACAACCAAAACACAACCAAACAAAGAAAGAATTTAACGAAACAAAGAAAGAAAAAATCGAATCAAAGAAAGAATTTAACAAAACAAGCAAAGTGTTTTACTTTGTCTTTTTTTTTATTCTTTATCCTTTCATTTGAGCAGAAGACTCCAAAAACGAAAAAGCGGGAAACCTTTTAAGGCCCCCCGCAAAAAATAAAAAATATGGAAACAATGAACGAAAAGAAAGTCTATTGTGTTACGTAACCCTTAGGGTTTTCGCTTCTTTCTACTACACCCGTCGCTTTCATCTGTTTACGAAAACTAACGCAAGGGTAGAAACGAACCGACTTATTTACGATAGTGGATGCGTCAACCTCGGCCAAGGTGTTTTTTGCTTTTGCACTTATGCAAGGTATGAAATGCCCCAAATGCGGGAACTTAACCGCCTCACCATTCTTTACGTGGCGCTTTATAACCATTTCCAACGCAGACAAACAACCTTCAACATCGGCAACAGACAACGCAGTAGCCTCGCTTATTTCAGTCGCTATTTGGTTAATGTCAACGTCAGCACCGCGCCAAAGCGTAGCAAGGTATTTCTCACCCGGATTAGAACCAACGCTTATTTTTCTTTTTACTTTTGTGTATTGTAACATAATTAATTAGAAAGTTTTAAGTTGTTTTGTTTAATAAATTTGTTTTGTTGCAACAAGTACAAATATATGAAAAAAAAATAATTGCAACAAATAAAACAATAATAAACTTTTTTTATTATATTTGCATTTGATTTATAGACAATTAGGAAAAACAAAACAACGATGAACTCTAAGGAACACAGAAAAGAGGATTTTTTGCAACTTTTGGAAAAAAACTTAGGGGTAATTTCACCTACCTGCAGGCAATTGAATATGGAAAGACAAACCTATTACAATTGGATTAAAAAGGATAGTGAATTTGCCCAAAAGTGCAAAGAAATACAAGAGGTTGCAGTTGACTTTGTAGAGAGCAAACTATTTGAAAACATAGCAAACGGAGATACGACAAGTATTATATTTTTCCTAAAAACAAAGGCAAAACACAGAGGATATAACGAAAAAAGTACCCTTAACATAGAAGCCGACAAAGAGATTAAAATAGAAATAGTAAAGTAAGAATATGGACAAAAACATTATTTTACAATACAAAACAACTTAAAACTATATGATTAAAATTGACGTACACAACATTATCGAAAACCGAACACAAGCATTTTTCTTTTACGGAAGCAAGGAGTATTTTTTCGGCTTGGACGATTTGCGAGAAATATTGGAAAGCAACCCTAACGACAACGAAATAACCCTTAACATTCATTGCTCGGGAGGAAGCGTAAGCGAAGGGCTCGCTATTTACGACTATTTGCGCACGAGCGGAAAAACCATTTACGCAAACATAGAGGGAGATTGTCACTCAATGGCAATTGTTCTCTTACTCGCCGCTCCACCAGAGAACAGAACCTGTCAAAAGAACGCAAGCGCACTTATTCACAAGGTTACACAGTTCGTAGTAGATGACTTAACAGGTGACCAAGCAACGAAAATCGCAGACGAAATAAAAACACTACAAGAAAAAATATTATACATTTATGCCGACAGAACAGGCAACAACATAGATTTTTTGCGTAATGCGATGGACGAAGAGAAAACAAGAGACGCAAATTTTCTCTTAACACATAATTTTGTTAGTAGAATAAACGATTATAATACAAATCTTAAAAAACAAAACATGATGAAGCAGACATTATTGCAACGTGCCAAAAACTTTTTGGAAGGTAAAGGCGCATCGAAAAACTTTGTCTTTACAGACGAGGAAGACAACAAACTATTTGAAACCTCTATAAAAGAGGACGCTCTCGAGATAGGTATGGAGGCAACACCCGACGGTATTTTTACACTCGCAAAAGACACCTCAACGCTTAAAGCAGGTAGTGTAATAACCGTTGAAGATGGGAAAATTGTTGAAATAATACCTTATGAAGACGATGAGGTTAAAAAATTACAAGAGGAAACGGAGGAGAATATCACCAATATTAAAACCCTCAAACGCTTACGAGACCTTATAAACGAAAATAAGGAACTAAACGAAAAAATCAACCAAGCAAGAGACCTCATAAGTGACTTTATGATAGATGAAAGACAACCGCTTAACAAAATTACATCACCGGATAACGTTATAACAAGATTAAAACAAAACAGAAACAAGTAAGTATTAACAAAAACAACTTAAAACGACATAACTATGGTAAATATAGATTTGAGCGCTTTTAACGATACCTTTAAAGGCGATAACTTAAAGGCAATTTCCCAGTTTGTAGCGGAAAAAATGGCGGAAATTTCAGACCTTAACAAATATGTTACAATTTTTGATGATACGGTATTTAATACCGAACTCGGATTTGTAGGAGACACCGGCCTTATAGGTAAGAAAGGCTTTCCTACCGGAGATTCCATTGCTAACGACGATTATAACCTTTCGGTGAGAAAAGTAACCTTTGAGCCCAAACAATGGGGCGCACGTTTGATGGTGGATTATTCTAACTTCATAACCAATTGCGGAGTGTATGCCCTTAAAAAAGGATGCAGAATCGCAGACCTACAAGATACCGACATAATGGAGGTACTTATAGATAGTGTTGCAAGGACGTGTGAACGCTTCAAATGGAGGTTATTTTTCTTTAATAACACTCAAATAACGGTGAGCGCAAGCGGCACACCGGGAGACCTTAAAGAAAATACGGACAAAGGTTATTTTGATATCATAGACGGCTTGTTTACACAGATGCTAAAACAAATAACCGTAAACGCAGACCAGAAAGTAACCTATAACGGCGCAAAGATTGCCGAAACTTTGGAAAAAGTTTATTTCAACGCACCTGTAACTTTGAGAGACCAGGACGACCAAATAATACTTTGCACCCAGTCCTTCGCAGACCAATATCGCAAAATGCTCTCCTCAAAGGGTGAATTGGAAAGTATGCTTCGCAACCTCGAGAACGGTAAAAAAGTACTTACCTATCAGGGCGTAGAGTTAGTACCTATCAAAATTTGGGACGAAATACTTAACGCTTATTTTGACACGACAACCTCAAAGACCCGCGCAGTCTTTACTTCTAAAAGTGTTTTGGGCTGTGCAACCGACAGCATGGACGCTTTCAAAGACTTTAATATTTGGTATGACAACTACAGACGTCAGGTATTCATAGACATTGCAGGCAAAGCGGACGCAAAACTTCTTAACCCTGAAATGTTTGTTTATTGTTATTAATTAATAATGTTTAATCTCTCCTAAATAGTAGAGTGGTGTTTTGTTGCCACTCTACTACATAGGAAAAACAAAAGAAAGGTAAAAAATTATGGCTTGTGAAAATATTTTAAAAGGCTTAAAGGCTTTTGATTGCGAAACCGCTTTCGGAGGCACGACAGGTAGGGTAATTTTGATAAATTACGATGACATAAACCGCTCGTCAGTAACTATTACGGACGGCAACGTTAGTGCTTTAACATTGGCAACAGGTAAGAAAGGAGTCGTATTTGAAGGCGCAACAAACAACGCAAATATAGGTTCTTTCTCTTTCTCACAGGGTACGTACGGCTCGGGAAATTACACCCATACCTTAGAGTTAAGAGACTTTAAAGGGGGTGCAAATGCTTATTCTTTCCTACAAGGTTTAAAGACAAATAACGTAGTTGCAATAGTAGAGACAAAGTATAAGGGAGACAACGGAGAATGTGCTTATACCGTCTATGGCTTAAATTGCGGATTGCAACTTTCGGCACACGAAGGTACGACGGAGTTCTCCGATGGCGTCATCTCAACGATAACGCTTTCAACCTCCGAAAGCTCTCCCGAACCTATGCAACCTATAAACATTTTTAAAACCGATTATGCGACCACAAAAACACTTATCGAAAGTTTGGTAACCGCTACTCCGTAGGTTAAAGATTAATAGTCTTTTCATTTTATTATATTATTTTTGCAAAAGGGCGGGTAAATGCCCGCTCTGTTTTTAAAAAACATAGAAGCGATGGAGGAAAGATTAAAAACATTTCAAAACTATTTCAGACAGGAAAATAATAAGTTAGAGGACGATAACGCTATTATTAATTTCTTTAAAAAAGAGACGAATTATAAACTTTTGGACGAATTAAAGGTTTTGACTTACTACTACTTTAAAGAGAAAATAAAAGGGTGCAAGAATTGTATTGTAGATTATTTTTTTAGAATAATGTACCTAAACCCGCAACAATTACAAAAAAAACAATACAAGAACAAAACGATATTAAGGGGGGTAGTCTTACAGGATTACAAAAACAATTACACTATGGAAAACGTAACTTATACTAACGCTACTCCCCTATTGTTGGAGTACTATTATGAAAACTACCCCGAATACAGGGTTTATTTTGCAGAAGTAGCTACACAGGAACCACCTCAAGAGACCACACAACAGGAACCACCAACACAAGAGACAAAAGAGAACAACGAGTAAAGAAAACAGAAAACAAAACAACTTAAAAACGGTATGAGAAACGACGACCTTAAAACGATACAGCAAAACGTATTATCTTATAATCAAAATTACGATATAATGCAATGGGGGGCACAAAACGACTACCCGCAACAAATCTTACGCGTCGTTTCCAACTCTATAACGGCACAAGAATGCCTAAGTATTTACAAGTCTTTTCTTATGGGTTTGGGTTTCAAAGATACCTTTTTGAATGATTACGTTATTAACTCAAAAAACCAAACGCTTTTTGAGTTCTTGGAAATTTTGGCTTCCGATTATGCTATTTTCGGAGGCTTCGCTTTTCTCGTTAAATACAACGCTTTTTTGGACGTTAGGGAGGTTTTGCCCATCGGCTTTGAGACCTTGAGACTATCAAACAGAGACAAAAATTATAATTATCAAAACCTTGCAATTCATAACGATTGGGGTAAAGAATATCAACGACTAAAACGATTTGATGACAAGGACATGAAACGCTTTAACTTCTTTGACAGTAGCAAGCAAAGACTGAAAGCGGAAATATTACACGTAGGAGACATAACAAAATACAAAGGGCAAATATTCTACTACTCTAATACCGGGAGAAAAGTATATTCACAACCCATTTTTACACCCGCAATAAAAGATATGCACACCGAGGACACAATAAGTACAATAGACAACCGCAACGCTTACAACAGATTTATGCCGAGCGGTATTTTGGTACAGACACTTAACAATAACGGAATAGACGAGTACGAGGCACAGAACATTAATAATGAATTTCAGAACGCTTTTTTGCAAGCGCAAGGCCCCGACAGTTTGGGTAAGATAATGGCGCTTACCGTTAGAGACAAGGACGATATGCCACAGTTTATTAATATGCAACCGAATAATTATGCCAACGACTACAAGGTAACAAGTGAAAGAATTAAAAACTCTATAAGACAGGCCTTTAGATTACCCCCCATTCTGTGCAGCGAACACGTAAGCACGGGCTTTGATACGGACGCAATGCAAAGCGCTTTTATTTACTACAACTCACAGACAAATACGGAAAGACAGATTTTAACAAAGAGTATAAGAAAAGTTTTTGCCAATTGGTACGATAAAAGAATAAAAGACTTGAGTTTTGAAATAAAACCTTCCTCTTGGCAAAACTATTAAAGACAAAGACAACACAACTTAAAACGATATAAGGATGGCAAACATAATTTTTCCAAACGATTTTAACAAAATAGAGGATTTGAGTAACGAGGACGTTTTGCTTATAAACGACGCTTCCAAAACAGACGAAACGCAAACAAACAATTTCTATACTACTATTGAACAACTCACAAACTTTATAAAATCAAACGAAAGCGGCTTTATGGGTATTGCAACCGCAGACGCCAATTTGCCAAACGCAACACACACAAAAGAGTATTATTTTGCAACAAAGAAAGGAAAATATTACTACAACAACCCGGTGCAAAATGTCTATATAGACAACGACAACCTCAACCTACTTTATACCATAGATGCGGGCAAAACTTGGCAAAGTAGCCCTTTGGTAGAAACCTCAACTTTTGCAACAACCGAAACGCTTAACAATGAAATTGCCAAACTGCAACCCGACAATTACGTACAAAAAGACGTAACGCAGGACGAACCTATAAGTACATTAGACTTTGCAACAATTCAAAGCACAGACGGCGAGCTTTGGTTTCGTATGTATAACGAAAGGACGCAAGAAGCGGAAAAACTTAATCAAACTCTACTAAAAAACGCTTTGCAGTCTTACATAACCGACAAGCTCAAAGACTACCCGACTTTTTCCGAGGTGTATGCTATTTTTCGTAACCTCACCGGGATAGAGGATGCTATAAGGGAGTTAAACATTCTAAAAGGAGAAACCTCCCAACTTGTAGTACCGTTTCCCGCAGCGGAAAAAGTGGAAATAAACCACAAATTTAATCACGTCCCAAAAGTTTTAATTTTAGACGAAAAAGGTAATACAGTAGATGCAACAATTACGTACTCTTTAAACTTACGAACGATAACTTGCGTATTTGCTACAACGGTAAAAGGCACAGCCTATTTAAATTAACAAAAACAACTTTAAACACGATGGAACAGGTAACAAGATTTTTTATTGCAATTTTAAGTGCTTTTATAGGGTATATTTTCCCTTCACTTTCTTTTATTTTAGTCGCTTTGTGTTTCATAATCATAGACAACATAAGTGCGTATTTCTGCAATTTGAGAGTAAGGGCAAAATTTCCTACAAAGTGCCGTAATGCCAAATTTTCGTCTATTAGGGCTTGGAAAACTTTAAGGACGATGGGATTTGCCATTGGTATTATTGTGTTGGCTTTCCTTTTGGAAACTCAAATTTTGTATCACTTTACGGACTTCAAACTTACTGCAATGGTTAGTTTGATGATTTGCGGAGTAACGGCTTTAAGTATTTTGGAGAACTGGGCAAGTGCAAACGACAACGCACCTAAGTGGTTAAATCTTTTGAGAAAATTTCTTATAGACAAGTCGGAAAGGTATTTTGATGCCGACATTAACGGAGACGGAAAAATAGGAAAAACGGAGGAAAAAGAAGATTTAAACAATAAGACAGATGGCTAACATATCAAAGGTAAAGGTAAATAATGCAACGTACGATTTGGGGCAACCCTTTACGTATTACGGTGTGCAAATTGCTTTAAGCGGTACGGACGGAAATATGTACTCTTACGACAACAACACGGGAGCAATGAAAGTACAAAACGTAAAGGTAATTTTTGATAAGTTAATTGACTACATAAACGCCCATGCACCTTATAAAAAGTTTTTCAACGGTTTTATCTCCAAGTTTACGAGTGGTACCGGAATGACACTTTCCGAAATAGTTTTCAGACACGCAGGTATGGGAGAGACAATTGCCCTTGATGCGCACCGGCCAATGTACTTTGATTTTTATTGCGACAACATAACTAATTTAAAGTTAGGTAAGTCGGACGCTTATATGAACCTTTACGGTAATATTAAATGGGAGAGATTTGCCGGTGCGGAAAGTAAATTTTATTACAGAAAAGCACACGTGCAATTATGGTACCTTTCGAGTACCAAAGAGGAGGGCTACGGTGTTTGCAGAAATGATTTATGGCTACAAGGACAATTGCAAACGGAGACCACACAGGCAACGACTACGACCTCCGATGTAGATTTGCAAAATGATTTGACACTACAATGGGAAAACACAACCGACACGACTATTACGATTAATTCGGTAGTCAGCAAAGAAGCAAGGCTAAACTTACAAGGCCTTAAATTTACTTCAATGCGAAAAGCAAAGATTATCTATAATGTTAATGCAAACCTTGTACTTCACATTTACGCGGGCAACGAGTACGTAGTTAATTTTCAGCCAAACGAAATAAAAGAAATAAACATAACAGCAAATTATAACGAAAAGGGATTTATTAACGCAGTAATATATTAAAACAAAACAACGAAATGGCAGACATAACAAGAATAACGGTAGGCGGTACAACCTATAATTTGCGAGACGAACAGGCAATCGCGCTTATAGAAGTGTTGCAGAACTCACTAACAGGAGGTATGCGATACATAGGTACTGCTTTACAATTTGCGGTACAAGGCCCCGTATATATCAAAACGGGAAACGACACTATAATATGCTACTACACAGGCACGCAGCCGACACTTGCCAGTGTAACTATACAGGGAGTGGTTTATCAGTGTACTTATAAGAAATTGCAGGCGGGATATGTGACTATTTACGGAGAGAGTGAATATGTTTTCAGTGATGCCGATAATCTTTTCCACGAATTCGGAAGCACGGGTTCTTTAAAGGCTTTGGCTTTCAAAGACAATGCCAGCGGAACGTATAAGAGAACGACAAAGGTAACTACTACCCTAAACAAGACAAACAAGACCCTAACGCCGCAAGTAACACAGGGCACAATAGAGGGTACGGGCAAATTTACTCCCGCAGGTACGATAACGCAGGGCATACAGACGAAGGAAGCACTTATTGCGAGTGTTACACCTACAACGCAAAAGATGGTAAAGACGTCCGTTAAGGGAGTGAACGGACAGACACAGGCAAGCAAGGCGAGCGTCAATAGTTTTGAAGGCATAAGTGCAAACGTCAGCGGTGAGACTTTAATACTCACAAATAATATTATGAATTTCACTGATGTTGCAGTACCTATTGCTAACACTAACGCAACAGACGTGGCAACGGGGGAAATTTCAGCGACCGGTACAGGAGGTGCGGTGGTTACAAGTGTGGCAAAGACGACCAAAAACGCGGTGACAAATGTTGCGAACCCTACCTTTGCAGGTACGGAGGGAAACATAAACGTAACCGGCGCCACAAAGAATGTAAAGGTAGGAAATCTTATTGTGTTCACGGCCGACAGCGCAACAAGTACGATAACCGAAACAGACCAAACAATTACGGTAAGTTAAAAGATGCGTCATTACGAGCGAAAAGCAAAACAATACAAAAAAAAATAATTGTTTTTCATTTTTCTACTTTATTTAATTATTACAATTAGGTGCGGGAGGGAATAATTTTTTCATATATTTTTTACTTATTATGGTACTTTATTTTTAACACTGATACTCTAACCTCCCGCTCCCCGTGAGGGGAAAAAACAAAGAAAACAAAAACAAGGTAACAATATATTAAAACAACTTAAAACTATATGAAAACTTCACAAAAAGGTATAGATTTAATAAAGGTATTCGAAGGTTTAAGATTAAAAGCGTACTACCCTATAAAAACCGAACAATATTATACAATAGGGTACGGACATTCTGATAAAAATATAAAAGAAGGAGACGTAATAACAAAAGAACAAGCGGAGGAATTACTAAAAAAAGATTTGGCAAAGTTTGAAGCGGGAGTAACCGAACTAACAAAGGGAGTAAGCCTTAATCAAAATCAATTTGACGCGTTAGTGTCTTTTGCTTTCAATTGCGGATTGGCAAACCTCAGACGCTCTACTTTGTTAAAATATGTAAGGCAAGCACCGAAAGATGAAAGGATTTATAAGGAGTTTAACCGTTGGATATATGCGAGCAACCGTCCGTTAGAGGGGCTAAAACGCAGGAGAAAAGCGGAGGCAAACCTATATTTTAGTACGAACATATGAACGTAATAAAACACTTGGAAGAATTAAAGCAAGACATTGTAAACCTATACATTGTAAAGAATGTAAAGGCAAGTGGTAATTTTGCACAAAATATTGAAATAAGGCAAGTTGCCGACAAGCGATGGCAAGTAATAGCACCTTATTACGTTTGGTATTTTGAAAAAGGTAAATCACCGGGCAAGGTGCCAAACGGCTTTGCTTCAATTATCTACAAATGGAGTATGGACAAGGGTATCACTTTTACAAACGATAAACAACGTGCCCGCTTTGCTTTTCTTACTGCAAAGAAAATACAAAAAGAAGGCACAAAGGCTTTTAGAACAAAGGAAAGAGAAGGGCAAATATACACGCAACCTATAGAACAGGCAACGCAAAACATAAAAAAAGAAGTGATCCGGGAACTCACAAACACGGTAAATGTTATTTTCAAAGAATTTAATAAATTATGATACTCAAAACGGCAAAGGTCTTTGCTTACATAGACGAGGCTTTTAATAAGGGGTATGCTATATGTAGTGCGCAGGGTAGTAGTAGAAGCGGAAAGACATATAACATAATCATTTGGCTTATTATGTATGCAATGCTACACTCTACAACAATAAGTATTGTAAGGAAAACGCTCCCGAGTTTGAAGCGAAGCGTTTTAAGAGACTTTGCCACAATTTGCCACGAATGCAACATAACATTAACGGAAAACAAAACCGACCTAACTTTTCAAATAAGAAACGGAAAAAATAAAAGTCTCATAGAGTTTTTCAGTATTAACGACGAGGCAAGAATACGAGGCTCAAAGCGTGATATTCTTTTTATTAACGAGGCAAACGAAATAACTCAACAGGAGTGGGTACAATTAAATATGAGAACGACCCGCTTTTCTATCATAGACTACAACCCAAGTTTTGCAGACGACTTTTGGATTTGCGAGGTTAATAAACGCAAAGACTGCAACCACTTTATAACTACCTACAAGGACAACCCTTTTTTAGAGGACAAAATTATAATGGAAATAGAGGCTTTGCGCCAGACAAATAAAAGTTTATGGGAAATTTACGGTTTAGGGTTGCAGACACAAGCGGAAGGTTTGGTATTTGATAAAATTACCATAGTAGACGAATTTCCTACTTATGCAAAAAAAGTCTGTGTAAGTGCCGACTACGGATTTACCAACGACCCCACGGCAATTGTTCTATGCGGAGTGTATGAAAACAAACTATTTATTAAAGAAATAGAGTATTCTACACATATGATAACCCGGGATATTATAGAGACTTTGCGACCTTATAAACAATACACACTCATAAGTGAGATAGACAACAGACTAATTGCAGAACTGAAACTTGCAGGGTATAATGTTGAAAAGGTAAAGAAAAACGATATACTTACGGGTATTGCAAAGATGCAACAATTTGAAATTTGCGTAACAAAGAACAGCACGGACGTTATCAAAGAGTTTAAAAATTATACCTACATAAACAAGGACGGACGATTTATAAACCAACCGATAGACGCTTTTAATCATAGTATAGACGCCGTGCGTTATTATTGTTTGATGAGGTTATTTGACAAATCGGGAGGCAAATTTTATTTCAACCCGATAATAGATAAAGGAGGACGACACTAATTATTAATTATATAACCCAGATAAATTATGAAAATAGAAAGAAAGATTAATATTGCGATTGTTATTGTAATGCTTTGTATTTGCTTTGTTTTAGTACGCTTGGCAAACAAGAAAGTAAACAAAGAAAACGAAAGACTGAAAAACAACATAACGGCGCTAACAAAACGAATGCACGAGTATGTTTTAAAAGACAGTACGCAAAAAGTGGAAATTGAACAACTGACCTACAAAAACGAGGAGATGTATTTCATTAACGATGCCCTGAATAACTACATAGATATTTTGGACATTAAACGCAAAAACGTAAAGGAAATAACCCAAATAAGTACAAGGGCAAATTACGTAATAGATACTTTTTTTGTTAAAGATACTATTATTATAACGGAGAAACAGACCGACACACTTACGAAAACTCACTACAAGGACGCTTATGTAGATTTGTCTGTATTACAGAAAGACAATAAGATAACAAAAGCGGACATTATTACTTTTGACACCATCACAACGATAGTACATAAAGAGTACCGAAAACGTTTTTTGTGTTTTAAGTGGAGACCTTACTACAAGGTAACCATTCACAACACAAACCCTTATAGCAGAATAACAAACGCACAGAACGTAAAGATTGAGTAAAAAGGAGAGCGTACTACCCTCCCCTCCTCCCCATTTTACTATATGTAGACCATCTGTTAATTAATGATAGCGGCACTCTTTAACCTTGTAAAGTTAATTAAAATGTAGAAAGAAACGCCCGTAAATCTTTTTCGGAAGTTATTTTACCCATAACGATTTTTTCTTTTGTCTCTTTTTTTCCATATTTATGTGTATTTCTTACGGCGTCCATTATTGATTGTACAACAGATGACATATTAATGAGGTTGATTTTAGGGTATTTTTTGATAAAAGAATAGAGCTCGTCAGCAAAAGAACGAGAAATAAACTTAACGTCTTTAAAATCCAACGTTTGAGTATCAGTGTCATCATTTATAGCATTAATAACAACTTCCGCATTAGTCCTCAATCTAATATCATCACTTAATATCTCTTTAATTACTATTGTTTTCATAATTTTGGTTTTATTCTAAATATTTACTATACTCAAAATTTTGGGGTACGTCAATTGGAATTTTTATTAAAATTATTGTCCCTTTCCAATATATACGCTTTGGCAATTCTTTCACCTCATCTTGTTTTCCTTTTGTACTTCTGAAAAAAGCATTCCCTGACATCATAAAAAAAGAACCATTCAACCCCTCAACTAACATTTGCCTTGTTGTCCGTATCCCAAATCCTCTTTCTTGGGAGTTGTTTTTTGTGGAATTGCCCTCATTGGCATACTTCAAGGCTTGTGCCGGGTTGTCTTGTATTTCATTAAGAAATTTGCCGGCCTTTCTGTAGCTACCCAAAACAGTAATACCATCGTCTGAAATACAAATATTAAGGCATCTTTCTCTTTGTAAATATTGCGAAAAGATATAACCGTGTTTGCAATCCGAATGTTCCTTTATATTCGTAATTAACTCACCGAACATATAGGATAAAGGGGTAATAATCGCAGATTCAGACCCAATCCCGCATTGCCTCTCTATTACTCTTTGCAAAACACTTTGTATTCCGTCAATGTGTTTGTTATTTACATCAAAACAACATATAGGGATATAAGATTTTGATAAGTAAGTACATAATTTTGTTTTAATATCTTGTTCGGACACTATCTTAGAAGTCTCCTCAAACCTGACAGTGTCTAAGTAACCCCGTATTTTGGAAGTATTTATTAAAGTAATATTTTGCTTGGAGGCTTTGTATATAGATAATGGGGCGAGGAATAGAGGATGTATAAATGTTACATTTTCAAAATCCCATTTTATAGTGGCATTTTCGTCTTTTTCTGTTTCAAGGATAACGCTAAATAATTCATTAAAAACTTCTCCTATGCGGGAATATTCATTAACACTTTGTATTTTAATTATATTTTCTTTATTGCATTCCATCTTATGTAATAAAACGGTAAAATTGACACTATTATTTTTATTGGCAATAAGGTTTATATATTTTTTTAAAACAGAACGTAAAGATTGAGTAAAAAGGACATAAAGTAAAATTGTGGAAATCAAAGTCTAACCAAACAAAGAAAGAATTTAACCAAACAAAGAAAGAAAAAATTAAAACAAAGAAAGAATTTAACAAAACGGGCAAGTAGGAATTTGTCCGTTTTTTTTGTGTCTTTGTCTGCATACACGACAAGGAAAGAAAAAAGTGTCAGCATTCACACACTGACACCCGGTTAAAAGTAATGAATAATTAAATAAATAAGAGTTAAATTTGCCGCCTGTCGAAAAAAACTTATGAAAAAAAAATAACAAACAATTAACAGACGGCTTCTGTTGTTTGGAAAGTAAGAATTTCTACTATTGCGTAGTTATCAAACATAGGAAGCGGAGCCTCAAAAGGCAAGGACGCCGCTTGTCCGTTGTTATAATACTTACTTTCCCTTAATATCTTTATAAAAGGAAAAATAAATTCGTTTTGCATTTGCTCCCTTATGACTTCTCTTTTGTTTGCATTGTCTGTTTCCAAAGCGTCCACCAATGTACAGACATAAAGGACGTGGTTTGTTGTTTTGGTTAAATGAAAATTAAGATTAAAGAAACCGCTTTGTTGCTCTTCTAAGAATACGAATTTATCACCGACCGCTTTATTCTGTGTTAAATAGTTTTCGTCCAAAAGACTTTGATAATGAAATTCGTACTCACTATTTGCCAAGTCGCAAATATCTTTTATTGCTTGTATTGTCTTTGTCATCGTGTTTGTGTTTTTTATTCACCTATCATTTTACAACTTATTACTGCAAAGGTTAATTCCTCTATACCATTATATTTTATTTTGTTTTTAAATTCAGTGGTTTTTACATACTTATACACATCTTTAAGGAGCAACAAGCCCATATTCAAACAATCACGGCTAAGTCGTTTAACCTCCGAAGTCTCCGCTTGATTAGATACGTCGGTATTGTGTTTTTTTATTGCGTTTTGAGAAATTATTAACTGTTGATTCATAAACATACGGGCGCAAATAAGATACAAAAGGGCTTCAATCAAACCGGTAAAGTAGTCCGATTTTCCTTGTCTGCTGAAATATATTTTTCCGTTTAGTATTGCTTTGCAAATTTTTTTGTCGTGGTCATTTATTGTCTGTGTTTCATTGTCTTTGTTATACTCTATAAGAGTATTTATAAAGTCGGCATCAAACACCCGCAACAAATAAAGTCTTATTGCTTCGCTTTCGTATGTACGTAATAGTGTATTGCTTACACTATTGGATATTGGACGCAAATTGCGTATTTGTTTTAATTGCTCGTCGCTTAATAGTTGCATAATCTATATTGTTTTTTGTTTTGTTTTTCTGTGTGTTTTATTTTTCTTTTGCTGTGCATCAGTTTTTCTTTTTCCTGTATCATATAATACCATAATCGAGCCCACCCGGGCGCATATTGCATTTGTTGATAATCTTTATTTGCTTTTGTTTTCTTTTGTTTTGACATTCTTATAATTGTATTAAAGTGACTTTTGTTTTCTGTCCGCTAATATAATTATTTATTTTGTTTACGTAGTAATATTGTCCTGTTTGTTGCAAATAAACGGGAACTGAAAAATCAAAGTCCGTTAAATCATAATCATTTAAATAGAAATAAGCTTCCAAAACTCTACATTTTTGCAACATTTCTATAAGTTTATTGTAATACTTTGTTTTCAAATATTTTGCGGGTAGAGGCAAGAGAGTTTGCGTGTGTTTTATGTTTATTTCTTTTGCTACCTGCAATTTTCCTCCGTTGTAGGTTAGTCGTCCCTCCGTGTCGGCATAAATGGGATTATAAGGTAGAGTTTTATTGTTTTGACTAGCAATTTCACCGGCGTAAAAATCAAAAGTTACCGCGTCCTTTTCCTTTTCCAGCGTTTCGTTTTCAATAATAAAGTCTGTTTTGTCTGTTAATGCTTCATTGTCTTTGTACTTTATAATGTTTGTCTGTGCATAACTTCCATAAGTGAAAGACAAATTATAATCGTCCTTCAATAACTTTTGCGACCAATCACGAGCGGAGGGTATGTTATCATATACCTTTTGCATTGTGTAACAATATAAGGTACTTTCTTTAACCGACACAGTCAAGCCGTAAAGATTTATAAAGGCTTTGAATAAATCGTAACAACTCTTAAAGTCGGTTAGTTGGTCGCGTACGGAAAGTATCCCCCCAAAAGGCACAATATCACATTGCACAGGGTTAAAAGACAAATGATTATCATAATTGTAGAAAGTCAGTAACATTCCCTTTTCTTTTGGAACGACAACAAAGGCTTTGATTGTTATAACGTCCCCCTTACTGACATTAACGTTGTGACTAAACTTTAAAACACGTACTATACTATAGTCCTTCCAACTTTCGTAAAATATTTCATCGCCGTTAAGGTAACCGACTATTCCCAAGTGTAATTTTGGGTGTCCATTTATTTCTATTAAGTATTTTAAATAAAAATCTATATTCAAAACGCCGGTAAAGGTTACTCTATAAGTCCAATAGTTAAGGGCATCAAAAGAACCTCCCCATGTCACATTATCAGGATGCGGGGCATCGTAGGTAAGATTTGCCGTTTTCTTATAGTCGGTAAAAGGTAGGTTGTGATAATAGGTATGGGCGTAGTGATTTGTTATGTTGTGTGTACCTTTTCTTAATTGTTTCTTTTCCGAAAGACTATTATAAGAGGCTTCGGAAGCAATTAAAGAGGGTAAAGAAAGATAGGTATTTATTTTATCATCGTTTAAAACCTCATCGTTAAGAGTAAAGCCGAAATAAGAAACTACCTTTTTAATTAAATCGTAAAGATTAACATAAAACCATTTGCCAAGAGTGTATTTGTTTCGTTTTTGGCAATGAAAGTCTCAAAAGTTTTTACGAGTACTTTTGTGTTTATACCGGAAAGGGACGTTTTGCCATCATACTTTATCGCACCTAAATAATCAAAAGGTAAATCTTTGATAAGTACGTTTTGCATTCTTGTAAAGATATCACAGACAGAACCCAATACCTGTACTTTGATACTTTCATTATCTACTTCGGTAATAGTTATAACGGAGTCGTTACCAAAAATATTTATATCATTAATTAACAGACAACAAGGGTAATACTTATAAGGCACATTGTTTATTGTCTGTAAGTCTGTTATAAACTCAAAGACTTTTATGTTGTTTGCAGTTTTTGGCAAACTTATACTTTGAGAATAAGAGGCCTGCCTGTCTTTTAATTCGGCGACATCGTTAACTTGCATTGTTAAAGCAATGTCAGTTTTTGGCAAATCTAACTCTTCCCAAACATTATTTATAAGAATTTGTAATTTTTGTAACAT